GTTTCAGCATCTTCAACTTCACGCACCAGAGAATATTCTTCGGAATTGAAATCGATACCTTGAGCCGCACCACCTTTAGTGTAAAGGTTGATTCGGTCAATGAAATTCATTGTATTGAGGTTTTTACCTTCGGTGCCAAAGAAATCCATTTCCATGAGTTCACGATAACCTTTGACAAAGGAAATACGGATACCAGGAAATTTACGTTTGATTTTCTTTTCGATACGTGCATCTTCACACACGTTAAGAATTGAACGATTGACTTTGAGGTCAACAATAGAATCGTGCCAACCTTGTTCTGGAGTTTCCAGTGCGTGTCCAACTTCGTGACCAAGGAGAAGATCAATTACTTCGTTAGAAAGATTGCCGTTTAGAACAGGAACTGTCAAAACACGATTTTTAATATCGAAAAATGCTGTCGGAACCTGACGTTGTTCGACAATCAGGTTTTCGGTAGCCATAAGGCGTGCAAGATTGGATTTTGATTCAACTAACATGTGTTTCCTTGTGAGTCTGTAGTATGTATTATAACACAGCCACAGAAAATGTCAAGTGCTTTGTTGTTTTTTTGTCACAAATTTGTCACAAATTACTCTTTTTTTGTGATAATTAGCGTTCCGGCTTCGGAAACTTCAAGATTTAGTGTGTCTCCTTCTTTCCAACCGGTTTCTTCGATTAATTCCGGAGGAAAAGTCAGAATTCCGTCTCCTGAATCGTCATCCGCATCTTCAATTTGAATCGGACCATAAGTTTTTGGCTTAGGATTTACCCACTGATGCACAATTTCACTTAGATGTTCCCATGGTTGTCGTTTTCCAACTAATTCCTCATCTAAAGCAAAATAAATGTCGTTGGCCAACTCAGGATCACTTTGAATTATCGCTTTTGCGAGTCTTTGTGTATCAGTGTACATAATCACACTCCAAAAAAACGATTTTATTCTGTTTTTCTGCAACTAGAAGGTTTACATACATCAATGTCTCCATAACTTCTTCATAATTCATTTTTTCCAACTTATCGGCGATTTTTTGGACTTCTCTTTCATTAAGCATAATTTTCCTTTTGACGGTGCTTAGGTTGACGATTGTACTTTGTCTCAATCCTGTGTTTTTGTGCAGGTTTGATAGGAGTACGACAAACTGGTTTTGGTATCTTGATTGTTATCTTCATTTTTATCTCCGCATTTTTGCCATATCTTGTGCTTCTTCAACAGAAAAAACAGGAACAGCATTAGACTTATGTAGAGTTCCAATACCTAGCATTTTATCACCTGTGTAAAAATGTTTAGGTTTAACAGTTCCGCCATCCATCACTGAAGAATTTAACGATGGAATTTTTCTGGTTTCACGAATAGAACCCGATAATGTATATGGCCACGGTTGGACACTCGGCATCACCTTTTTAGTAATTGGAATCTGGTGTTTAGCTAACCAAGCCTCATATTCCTCACGCTCTTTTTTAGGCTTGAGTTTGGGTTTGGATTTTCCAGTTCTAATGTATATCATCATAATATATCTCCAAGATCGAATATCCCTATTATAATCGATTTAAAGATAAAAGTCAAGAGGTTTGTTGTTTTTTTACAACTTAGTGTAACGTTTTTCTAAAAAACCATAATCGTTATCATCATGTTGACGCTGGCGCATCCTTCGTAACTCTGTAACTTCTTTTTTACGCTTCTTATTTTTATTAAATTCCTTTGATGAATTATATTCACTCGAATATTCATCATCAAATGGACGAAACTTAGGAACAAATTTTCCCACTTTTTTTCTCCGTTTGTTTATAATACATCAGGAATGTTATCACGGATAAACTTATATGTCAATCCTTTAACACCCAAATCTTTCTTAAAAATTCCAATAACAACATCCGCTTCAAGGGGTTCAAGAGATTCCAATAAAACCATGAGAATTTCTTCTGCACGTTTTTCTGTCAACTTCTCGGCGGTTTCATTACCAACACGAAACATATAAAGTCGTTTAAGTTCAGTATCAAGTGTGGCATAAGAGATTCCGGGTTTTGTATCCGGTTTCTTATATCTTTTTGGATAATCCTTAAACTTCCATTCCATTTCAGGTCGATATGCCAATTGAAGTACCAATTTTACTGTTGGTGTCCAATTGTTGGCAAGTACATTAATCTTATCTTGTTTCGAATCTGCTTTTTCAAATTCATCAAACACTTCATAAACATTTTTTCTCATTAGAATTCCTCTATTACATCCATCAAATTTTTAAGTCTCTTGGCCATGAAATAAGGTATTAACTTAGAGCGAGTGGCCGGCGTTGTATTATTATATGTATCAATAATTGAATTTTTAATTTCACCCGGAATTAGACGGAGGTCAATTAAAGTCTGGTTTCTCGAATAACCAATACGTGCAGTTTCATCTTCATATTCACCATAGTTTGCAGACATGAAAGTTGTCAACCTAGCTTCAGTCATAACCTTTTGACGGATTTCTCGGACAAAGGTGTCTCCCGGTGAAAGAATATTTGGAATACCATCACCACGGTCACCGCCAATAATCTTCGCCTTTAGTTCTTCTAATGGATTTTTAGAAGTAAGAAATTTCTTTTGTGTTGGATTATATTGCTTAACATTCTTACCCCACATTTGAAGTTGTAAGAAGTCACCATCACTTGAGAGAATCAACACTTTCTCAGTTTTTGAATAAATTGGTGTAAGTGTTCCAATAATATCATCGGCTTCTGCACCATCAACATCAATAACACGATATGGGAAATTGTCTTTAAGTTCTTGTTTGATTTTACCAAGAATGTCAAAAATCAGGTGCCAGTCTAAATCGGACTTTTCACGTGTCTTTTTACGTCCAGCTTTGTAGAATGGAAAGAATTCTTTGCGCCAATATTTTTTATTGTCACAGCATAGTACAACTTCACCATATTCATGGCGAAATTGTTTAATATGACCACGTAGGATATTCAATGCAAGGTGTCGAATTAAATCTTCTTCGAGTTTTACATTTTTCTGGCCAGAAATTTGGACCATAAGACCTGCCAGTAAAACCTGGTTTAAGTCAACAAGAATCATAATATACCTTATTTAATTACTCTGAGTAATATTGTATCAGAATTAATACGACCTGTCAAGGCCTGTTCGACTGCATTAATGTCGGGAAGCACTTTCCGTAGTGCAACTTTACCAGCTTTCAGTGTTGCAGGTAAAACAACTTCTGGTTTACGGATTGTTTTGTGTACTGAAGTTTCTTCATTGAAATTGGTAAGTGTTGTACCTTTGATATTCAATCCACCAGAATCCGTTGCATTGTAGCATCCAAGTTTTCGGGTTTTTGTATTGAAAATCCACAACTGTGAAGCGCCAATAATATCAACAGGATTAATAGAAGCAGTCTTATACTCATTGTCTTCCTTTTTGAATTGCAACTTTTCAATCACCTTATCAACAGGTTTGACTTTTTTCTTCCTAGGCGCACGTGTAAGTTTTGCAGTATGTGCAATTCTTCCACAATCATCAATGATGCATTTTAAAAGTGAAGCATAGTCTTTTAATTGTTTTTTGGAAAGAAAGGAATAACCTTCAACAAGTTGCTCATCTTTACCTTTAATGACAATTTCAATTTCTTTTAGTTTTTTCTCATAAACTGGCACAATATATTTTGTGTGTGCGCCTTTGATTTCTAAAGAACGCATCAATTCATAAGGATCAAAAACATTTTTGAATTCTCTCAAATAGAAACAATCATCGATTGCACCTTCTATCTCACCTATGTAATCACGTGTTTTTTCTGCTACACGTTCTTGGATTGAAACTACTTTAACTTCAGTATTTTCAATCTTTTTTGGTGCAGGTACTTTACCTTTTAATTTTTCAATGAAAGTGGAAATCCACATTTCTTGTTTTTCCGTGATTGGTGCGCCACGCAGTTTCATTCGGCAAATGAAACCTAAATTTTGAAAATGGTTTTCATAAACCTTTTCGATTTCTTCGATTTCTTTTTTAGATGCACCAATTTCTTTAAGATAAGAAAGTGTAAATTTTTTACTTTCTTTATAATCAGAATGTGTGTTATACCAATTTAAAGCGGCTGATAGTGATTCTTGGCCATTTTTCCAAGTTGGTTCTCCACCAGACAGTGCTTTTTCAAAATCTTTAACTGATGCGTGTCTCATGTGTAATTACAGCCTTAACAGAATCGGTTCGGAAAGAACGCCAGCCGTTACTTTCCATATCCCATACTGCTAGTGTACTAGGATTCTCTGCTCTTGGCAAGTTCTCCGTCAAAAGTTGTTGCCCCTCTACAACAGGTTTTGCGGGTAAATATTCCGGTAAAAGTGTACACTTCAATTCACGTTCGGTACCGTCAATTTTAGTAAACACAACTGTGGATACACTATTTGTTAAAATCTCTTTCAATTCATACTTATCGAACATTTTTCATTTCCTTTTCATAATCTTTAATATATTCAAAACTCTCATCTTCCATATTAACCATAATATCATCCATAATTTCTTTTGATGTTGTGGTGAATTTTGTAACGACACCATAAAAACCATCTTCGGACATTCTATCAACATAATCTATTGGTGAAATCAATATTGCTTGAAAGCGTTCTGGCATTTTTGGTGGATCTTCTTGTACAATGATAATATCAAAGTAATCACCCAATTCAGTTCCACCAATTTTTTCACCCGGATCTTTAAACTGAAATTGCGAGAATTCCAAATCTCCATCATCATTTCGATAGAAATTAATTCCATCAAAATCATTATTCTTTAATTGTTGTAAGAATTCTCTCATTGAATGCCTTAATGTGTGACTTTCTCACTTTAACCATAATCCATGCATTGTAGTAATTATTAGACTCCAATACACTACGATCAAACTGCTCTTTAGCTTCTAGATAACCACATTCACCTTTTGATTTACATAGGTGTAAGATTTCTCTTTTGAAGTTTTCTTTTCCATGTATTATAACATCATTTTGCAACTCGGCACTAGATCCGTAATAAGTTTGCCAGTCTGATGGTATTTTATACCTTTTCTTTTTACCTTTGAGAACTTTCGTTTTCATAGAGTAAAAAAACTTTTTACCAATATACATTCTATCTGTATTTAAATGGGTGATAACATAGACGAATCCATAATTATCACCTATATCATTTTCTGTAAAATCTTTATTGTCATATTGCCAATTTATTTGTCCCATTCCTCGTTCTCATTGAAGTCATCATCCTCTATATATTCTTCTTTTAGGACTTCAATTCTTTCACCACAGAATGGGCAAAAGGTGGGAGATTCATCAGACACATAATCTTCATCAAACGCAATTTCACACATTGATTCACAGTTATCACATTCGGCTGTTGTAATTTTTTCAGACATTTTTAATCCTTATTATTTCATGCCCAAACGTCACCCCAGTTTCCTGATGTGGCACCTTTGGCATAGTCTGTTGCACGATTTTCAAAAAAGTTGGTATGAGTGGGTGCATTAATCATTTCCTCAACCCATGGTAGTGGATTGCGTTTAACTTTAAAGATACCCTTCATACCTAAACCAATCAATCTACGGTCGGCGATATAACGGATGTATTTTTTCAATTCATCTTTTGTTAGACCTTCCATCTCATTGATACCAAATGACAAATCGATAAATTTATCTTCTAGTTCAACCATGCGTTCAGCAATGGTATAGATGGATGATTTTAGTTCATCGTTCCATATTTCTTGATTCTCGCTTATGTATGTTTTAAATAATTTCATCATATTCTCGGCATGCATTGTCTCATCAACAATAGACCAAGTAACAATTTGACCCATACCTTTCATTTTACCGGTACGTGGGAAATTCAACAACATTACAAAAGATGAAAATAACTGCATACCTTCAGTAAATGCACTGAACACGGCAATATGGCGTGCAGTATTTTCTTTTGTTCCATTTTTATCGGAAATGTCCATTACATAATCATGCTTATCTTTCATTTCTTGATAATCCAAGAATTGATTGTATGTTGTTTCGGGTAAACCCAATGTTTCAATCAAGTGTGAGTATGCGGCAATATGAAGTGCTTCACGTGCCGCAAAACCCAATAACATCATACGCACTTCAGGTTGTGGAAAATAAGGAAGATAGTTTTTGACATAACCACCAGCAACGTCAATATCACCTTGAGTAAAAAAGCGGAAGATATTTGTAAGGAATTGTTTTTCTTCATCGGATAATTTTTTCTTCCAATCTTTTACATCTTCCGACATTGGAACTTCTGTATGAAGCCAATGAGACTGTTCATGCTTAAGCCACGCATCATATGCCCAAGGATAATTAAAAGGTTTAAAACTGTTTCTTTCATCAGTTAGTCTGGAAGCAATTTTCTTAATCATGCTTCAATCCAATTCTTCAAATTTTCTTTTGTTACCAAACCAGTCATTCGTTTAACTTCAACATTTCCATCGAGGATGACCAATGTCGGAACCGAGCGAATTCCATATTCCACTGCCAATTCTGTATGGATGTCAATATCAATAACTTCAATAGGAAGATTTGTATTACATTCTTCCAGTATCATTGCCATTGATTTGCAAGGTTGGCACCAAGATGCCGTAAATCTTAAAATTCTTTTCATATCATTCGCACCATGGGGTTTTGGCTTCGCCGTAATATTCACGTGCGTAACCATTTGCTATTAACATTTGCCTTAAACTCTTACCATCAAGTATCAAGTCACCTAATACTCGGCCGCCATACTTATCCCAATCCATCAAAATAATCTGTCGTTTTTGTGATGCACTAATTTGTGCTTTAGTGAAAGCTGAGGCCGCTTGGCCACGGGCATCTTCACTTGGACACTTTGCACGGAATCCTTTTTCTGGTGTATCAACACCAAAGACACGGAGACTTAGTTCCTTCTTCAACGGATCAGGTAACCAATTGGCTTGGAATGCTATTGTATCACCATCTATAACTCTTGTCAATACCACATCATAAGTTACACCACTTTTTTCCTTTTGAGCAAATGCTGGTGAAATACAAAGTGCTAGGATTATTGCTATTATTATTTTCATTCTTTTTTCCTTAAGTTATTTCCAATATTTGGAGTAGTCTAAGTTATTCCAATATTCTTTATTATTTCTGTTCCAAAAATTCTTAATCAGATACCA